TATTTAAATATGAATTAAATGGAGTATCTTTGAGAAGAATTAATAAAGTTCATAATTTGTCTGATACGAATTTAGTCACATATCCTACCGATCTGGATTATTATTATATTCAAGTCGGAATGAATAGTAGAGGTGTTGATAGAACTCCAGGAAACGCTGGAGGATTTCCTGCATTATTCTTTAAAGATGATAAATCTTGCGGATCATATGACACGGTTCCTTTAATGGGATCTCCAAAAGGACCTAAAGCAAGTCAAAATATACCATTTGATCTTATCAGACCTAACTTTGAAACAATGATTCCACAAAAGACAACAATATCTGCAAAAGCAAGAACTTTTAGTGGGTCTTCTCCAGATAGTAGCTTAATTTCTTTTATTGACCAGGGATTTGTAGATATATCTTTAAACGCAACCAATGAGTTTAATTCTCCTAGAATTATTTGTTCTCAGATAAATGAAGATACATACCTATCAAGTTTTCCAGGTAAAAAATCTTTTACAATAGAAGTTACTTTATCATCAGAAGATGAAAAAGTTTCCCCAATGATCGATTTGGATAGAGTGAATTTGATAACCATCTCCAATAGAATTAATTCTAAAGTTAAAAATTACGCTAATGATCCTAGAGTAAATTCTTTAACTAATGATCCAACGGCTGCAACTTACTTAAGTAATATTGTTGTTTTAGAAAAAAATGCTGATAGTTTGAAAGTATTCTTCGATGCGTTTAGGCATTCTACTAATGATATTAGAGTATGTTATAGAATTTTTAGATCTGATACTCCCACAGCGACCCAATTATGGGAATTATTCCCGGGATATGATAACTTAGATGCTAATATGCAAGTAAAAGATCCTTCTAAAAATAATGGAAGACCAGATAAGAATGTAACCCATTCAACATTGGAAGATGATTTCAAATCATATGAATTTACAGCTTCCAATTTACCACAGTTTAATGGATTCCAAATAAAAATTCTAATGTCAGGAACAAATTCTGCATTTGTTCCAAAAATTAGAGATTTTAGAGTTATTTCTACTATCTAAATTATATGTTAGTACCAGTAGAAAATAATAAGGGATTTTTCAGAGACAAAAAATCGGATGCAATTTTAAATTGTTCTGATTCTGATTATCAACAATATTTGGAAGTAAAAAATAAAAAAATAAATGAAATAACTCATATGAATGAAATAACCGAAAAAATTAATGAAATTGATCAGCTTAAAGAGGATGTAAATGAAATTAAACATATGATGAAATTAATTTTATCTAAATTAGACCCCTGATCATAAATACTTAAAAACGGACTACTATAATGGCGGCAAGGAATGTAAACTTAGTTCTTGAACAAGGGGTTGACTTTCAAGCTACCTTTACAATCAGGAACACTAATAATGCACCATTAAATTTGACTGGATATACAGGTATTTCTTCAATTAGAAAACATCCAACATCCTCTACTGCTTATCCCTTAACTCTTACATTTGTAGATTTATTAAATGGAAAAATTGCAGTTTCCATGGGACATACTGCAACTGATGCGATTGAGGGGGGCCGTTATGTTTATGATGTAATTCTTATTTCACCCAATGCTTACAGAAGTAGAGCAGTGCAAGGAAATGTTCTGGTAACACCGGGGGTATCATAATGACAGATTATATAGTAACTTTAAATGAACCCGGTCCATTTAGAATTGGAGTTGATTATGAAATTCCAACAAAATCTATTCAATATGGAAATATAATTCTTGACAATATAAATTCTCAATTTACTGGAATTGCAAAAACCTTTACATTAAATGCAAGCGGGACTGCATATGTGCCTACTAATCCTCAACAACTAATTGTAGTTAAAAATAATCTTGTAATGGAACCCCTTGAGGATTATGTTATTTCGACAAGTAATGTTATATTTACTGTCGCTCCAAATTCGGGAGATGATGTCTTTATTATTGCTCTTGCAACAACTGCAGATTTAACAAGAACAATTAATTTTGTTGTTGATAGTGGATCAATTGCAATGATTCCTGGAAATAAAGGATCTGTAACTTTAGATGTAAGTGGAATTTTAGAATCGTTGGTAATTTTATCAGACCAACAAGGATCTTTAACTTTAAGTATTAAAAAATCAAATTATAATAATTTTCCAACATTTTCAAATATTCATCCGTCAAATATCATCATGACAAATGAAAGAAAAATTCGTGATGATAATTTAACAGGATGGACAAAAACTTTAGTGGCTGGGGATATTTTGACATTTGATGTTATTGCAGTAAATAATATCAATCGTTTCTTAGTTTCTTTAAAATTAAAATTATAAATAAAGATAGTTATTAAAAATTATAACCTGTTGGGGAGTTGTTTAAATGGCACTATTAGTTCCAAATATTGGAGAACTTGAGTCACTCAGATACTTGGTTGCACAGAACAACCACACTGCAAGTCTTGCTGATCAGTCTCCTAGAAATCTAGTTTTAAAACTTTTTACAAGTAACACCACTCCAGCCGAGACGGATGTTCCTTCTGTAACTAAATATTTTGAACCATATGGAGTTGGAAATACCAATGCCTATGGATTTGCTCCTACTACAGGGTATCCATATTGTGTAAACAATAGAGCAGATCAAAATTATTCATCTCAGACTGGTATTCTTCTCAATGGTTCTCGTTGGAGAATCAATCAGGTAGGTTCTGGTACAACTGCTACTTATCCTGAACAAACATTTACATTTACTGGAGATGCCGGTGATGTTTATGGTTATTATGTAACTCGTGCAAACAATATGCCTGTCGCGGTTCAGGGTGTTATACATGGAGCCACTGTTGGAATCGGAACTACAGTGACAAAAGGAAATAACACCGATCCAGTCATTGGAGTTGTAGGTAACTTCTATATTACAGTTGATCCAGATCAAAGTGTTGATGATTTAACTTTGGGAATGGTTGTGGGTGGTAATCTTGGAATTCAAACTGGCACTAAAGTTATTGGTATTGATCGAGCTTATAAAGTTGTTTATCTAGATAAAGCACTCATTGATAATATTCAGGTTGCTACCGACTCAAGTGTTGAATTTAGTTATTCTAAAATGGTAAGAAGTGATCACCAACTTGTAGCGGGAGATGTTCTTTATATTGCAGCTGGTGCAGGTAATACAACATTAGAGTCTAATACCTACACTGTTTTCTCAGTCCCCAATGCCAATGAGTTTTTTACAACTCCTGCACTCAATCCAACTTTGAATACTGTTGCTGGTCTTAATACTGCAACTCTCTTTAGTTCAATTATGTACGCTGAGAGATTCACGAATGGTCCTTACAGCATCCAAAACAACGGTGACCAAATCAAGATTACACTCAACATTGCTCTTGACTGATACTTAAATAAGTATATTATTGAATTCTTGGGGATTGTAACTGCAGTCCCCCTTTTTTTTATTAAATCTATTGTTTTATTAAAAATGAACATTTATGTTTATAATTCATCCACTGTAAATGAGTATTCAATAGAGGATATGGGATCTATTTCCTCCTCTGTTCAATGTTCATTTGATTATGGTGAATTGCAAACGGAAGTTTTTGACTGTCAAGATTTTTATGTCGTAACATGTTCCGAGACTTTAATTCCTTTTGGATCCATTAAAATTAAAAAAGAAACTAAAAGTTATCATAAGAAAATTTCTAAAGAATTTGTCAATCTTATTAAAATTAACGATAAATCTTTTCTTCTTTCTAGATTTATATTGTTTTGGATTGGATTTGGCACAATATTTGAATTTAATAATGGCTTAGAAAGACAAGTAATACCTGATGTTTCTGGAGGAGGTATAACAAAATGACGTTATATCAATATTCAGGATCTCAAGGATCTCAAGGATTTCAATCACTTCCAGTAACTACTTTTACATTTACTCAAAATTTTAGCTTAAACAGTATTAGTTTTGATAATAATTCAATAACTTTTGATAATACAAATCAAAATTTAATTTCAAGTGCCCCTACCCGCGCATTTAACTATAATTTAACATCAATATCTGATAATAATTTACTTGATTATGGGTTAATCACAAATAGTGTTGGATTTTTAGATGACTATGGGCAAATTAGTCAACTATCTAGTACAACTTTAGACTATGGATTAACAACTCAATCTGTCATTTCCACAGTGTATCCTTTTGGTGGAATGCAGTTAAGTGGATCTGCTTCTTTAATAGTTCCTGCAGATATTAGAACTTACAATGCAGTAGGATCATATAGTTTAACATATAGTCCAGATGATACTACAGGAACTCTCTTCAGTTTTGGTGAAAAGATTGAACGAAGAACTTATGATTATAGTCAATCTTCTATTGAAACCCCTGAAGATGATTACGGTTCAATATCTAATGTTATTTTATTTACTGATGAATATGGATCACTTTTAGATTCATCAAATCTAACAGAAGACTTTGGACTTGTTAGTACAATAGACTTGTTCTCTGCAGCTACTCCATTTGGAAAATTAACTATTGGTGGATCTGCAGATACCGAGTGGATTAATAAAAATTTCTATGGACCACTTTTTGGTACAATTGGACAGGTAAAGGTAACTTATAGTCCAGATGATACTACAGGAACTCTCTTCAGTTTTGGTGAAAAGATTGAACGAAGAACATATAATTATGATATACTTTCTGTTCAAAATATAGGTCAAGATTACGGTTCAATATCTAATGTTATTTTATTTACTGATGAATATGGATCAGTCTCAAATTCATCAACCTTAACAGAAGATTTTGGATTCGTTAGTACGATAGATTTGTCCTCTGCAGCTACTCCATTTGGAAAATTAACTATTGGTGGATCTGCAGATACTGAATGGATTAATAAAAATTTCTATGGATCAACTTTTGGTACAATTGGACAGGTAAAGGTAACTTATAGTCCAGATGATACTACAGGAACTCTCTTCAGTTTTGGTGAAAAGATTGAGAGAAGATCTTATGATTATAATCAATCTTCTATTGAAAATACTGAAAGTGATTATGGATCAATAAGTC